TAATGGCAGTTCGCGCTAAGATTGGTTTGGTCAAAGACGGGTTTATGCCCGGTAAGCCGAAGAAAACTCGTCAGGGAAGTGGTAAGAATACGAAGTATGCCGCTTCTTCTCGCAATGGAAAACGTAAGATGTATCGCGGTCAAGGAAAATGAGTACATTGATCACAAACCTTCCATCACAGAAGGTATGGGTACGTAAAGAATACCTTTGTGATCATAAAGATGGATTTGGTGAATTTGTAGAGGGCATGTGGGTATGTGCTAAAAGCATACCTGGACGTGCCTTTTATTTTGAAACTTATCTTCCACAATATGGGGCAATGTATGATAAGCTACCTATTAGTGCATTTGTTGTAGAACCAAAGACACCAGACCCCGACTTAGACCTTCCAAACCTACAGTTTTGGAACTGTATGGACTATAACGTAACAAATATCTGTAAGCAGATTGTTGCATCAATGGAATGGGAAGTAAGAACCAGACATTTTGGTTCATTAAAAGGCACATACATCTGTACTCTTGATAACTATCATGGTGATATTGATACTATTGACTCTTCTTGTAGTGAACTACCCGATGAGCATAAGAGTTTTAATTTGATTGAACTTGAGAATGGACAGTTTGCTCTGTATCCCAATAATAGATGTCGTATTTACGATATCTCAATGACACCAAATGATGTAAAGACACCTGATTTTAAGGTATCAACAGAATGGTATCAAGTAGAAAATGGTGTTAAGTGGGGACGCCTTGGTGATTGTCATGATTATTTCTGGACTACACCAGAAGAACGTGAAGAATATCCTACGTTAAATACTGATAAAGGGATAGAAACCCCTTAAAAAGTTCTGATTCACAAGATCAGGAGTAAAATGGGAAATTCACCTGTAGATAGAGATTCCGAATACATGTATAAGATGTGGGGAACGACAAATTTGATTACAGATTATTGGTCTAAACCAAATAAAAGTCAAGATCCAGAGGAAAGAGTGATTCAAGAGGTTTATGGGGACTCTGCCCCCATAAATAAAGTCAAGAAAACTATTGACCAATGGCAATTTCACGGGAGTCAAGAGCATTTAGAGACATAAGTCTGTCTTTTGATCCACATCCTGTGACAAAAGACTTGCCAGTTTTGAAGAATGCGAGAGCAATTTCTCGCTCTGTTCAAAATTTAGTACAGACGATACCTACAGAAAGGTTTTTTCAACCAATCTTAGGTTCTGATGTACGGGCAAGTCTTTTTGATTTCGTTGATTTTGCTACTGCTAGCGTAATTCAAGAGCAAATTATTACTACAATTGAAAATTTTGAGCCTAGAGTTGCAAATGTGCAGGTTGATGTAGACCCTCAACCAGACAATAACACATTTAATGTTACTGTCTTTTATGATATTGTTGGTCAAGACTTTCCTTCTCAAGAATTTTCATTTTTGCTAGAGGCAACAAGGTAATAATATGCCTTTTACTAAATTTACAAATCTAGATTTTGACCAAATTAGGTCCCAAATCAAAGACTATCTTCGTGCAAATTCTAATTTCACGGATTTTGACTTTGAGGGATCTAATTTTTCTATTTTAATTGATACTTTAGCGTATAATACGTATATTACTGCATATAACTCAAACATGATTGTCAACGAATCCTTCTTGGATTCGGCAACTTTGAGGGAAAATGTAGTTTCTTTAGCAAGAAATATTGGATATGTACCTCGCTCTAGAAGCGCCTCTAAGGCACGTATCAATTTGAGCGTACAAACTACCAGTACATCATCTACAATGACCTTAGAAGCGGGTCTAGTGTGTGTAGGTGGCGTAAATGACAGTCAGTTTGTCTTTTCAATACCAGAAGATATTACAACTACGATCAATTCTGGTGTAGCAAAATATAATGACATAAGCATTTACCAAGGAACGTTCCTTAAGAAGCAATTTGTTGTTGATGGGTCGTTAGATCAGCGTTTTATTTTACAAAATCCTTTCATTGACACTTCTACAATAGTTGTAAAAGTCAAGGGAACTTCAGATTCTGGTGAAGGAAGAGAATATGAACTTGCAGATAATATTTTAAATTTAAATAAAAATTCTGAGATCTATCTACTTCAAGAAGTTCAAGATGAAAAGTATGAACTTCTTTTTGGAGATGGATATTTTGGTAAAAAGTTAGAAAATGGGGCGATTATAACAGTTTCCTACATCGTTACAGATGGAATTGATGGAAATGGAGCATCAAACTTTGCATATAGTGGCAGAGTCACCGATAATCTTGGAAATGTCATTGTTCCAAGTGATGATGTAGTTGTTACTACCATTAGTAAGTCGGAAAATGGTGGAAATATTGAAAGTATTGACTCAATTAAGTATTTTGCACCAAGAATTTACTCTTCACAGTATCGTGCAGTAACTTCTAGAGATTATGAAGCAATAATTCAGTCAATTTATCCAAATACGGAGTCAGTTTCCGTTGTTGGTGGTGAAGAATTGGATCCGCCACAGTACGGAAACGTAATTATTAGTATTAAACCAAAAAATGGGGACTTTATTTCTGATTTTGACAAGCAATCTATTGCTACAAAGTTAAAAAATTACTCTTTGTCGGGTATTAATCAAAAAATCGTTGATCTTAAGGTCCTTTTTGTTGAAATTGACTCCTCTATTTACTACAACAATGCAAAAGTAACAAATGTAAATGACCTGAAGTCTAAAATTACTTCAACGCTGAATACTTTTGCTAGTGCAAACATCAATCAGTTTGGAGGTCGTTTCAAATATAGCAAACTTTGTCAAACTATTGACAATACTGATAACTCAATTACCTCAAATATTACGAAAGTCAAGATTAGAAGAAATCTTAAGAGTCTTGTAAATCAATCGGCACAATATGAACTGTGCTATGGAAATAAGTTCCATGCAAATCCTACCGGATCTAACATTAAATCCACAGGATTTACAATTGCAGGAGAAACTTCTACCGTATACTTTACAGATACTCCTACAATCATGCAGGGTGGAGCAGTTGTATCCAATCGTTTACAAGCTTCTAATGTATTTTCTGGCAGACCAGCAGCAGGATCAGTTTCTGCAAAGTCTGGTGTTCTTTCAATAATTAAAATTGATGATGGTGGAAATACTTTAGTTGTTGCAAGAGATGTTGGGACAATTGATTATGAAAAAGGTGAGATTAAGATTAACACTCTTACAATAACTTCAACTGAAAAAGAAAATGATATTATTGAGATTCAAGCAATTCCAGAATCCAACGATATCATTGGTTTGAAAGATCTTTATCTGTCTTTCTCCGTTGCAGATAGTAAGATAAATATGGTTAAAGATACTATTACATCTGGCGAACAGATCTCTGGCGTCGGTTATAAAGTTACTTCAAGCTACCTAAACGGAGAACTTAAGAGAGGATAGAATGATACAAACCGGGTTTGAAAGAAGAGTCAAAGTTCAGCAAGTACTTAATAATCAACTTCCTGAATTTCTAAGATCCGAAAGTCCAAAGTCTATTGACTTTTTCAAACAATATTATATTTCTCAAGAATATCAAGGTGGAGTCACCGATATTGTTGAAAATTTGGACCAGTATTTGAAGATTGATAATCTTACACCTGAAGTAATTACTGGATATACGAATCTGACTGCTGGAATTTCATCCACTTCAGACACAGTATATGTAACTACTACTAAAGGTTTCCCTGAAGAGTATGGTCTTTTCAAGGTTGATGATGAGATTATAACATATACTGGGAAAACTTCTACCTCTTTTACTGGATGTATTAGAGGATTTAGTGGTATTTCTTCGTATCGTTCTGCTCTTGATCCAGAAGAATTAGTATTCAGCGACACTGTTGAAGAAGTTCATGCCAATGGTGCGATTGTACAAAATCTTAGTGCTCTTTTTCTGAAGGAGTTCTACAAAAAATTAAAATATTCTTTTGCTCCAGGACTTGAAGACGTTGATTTTGTATCTGATCTGGATGTCAACAACTTTATCAAAGAAGTAAGAAGTTTATATGAATCAAAAGGAACTGAGGATTCCTTTAAAATTCTTTTTAAAGTTCTGTATGGTGTTGATCCAAAAATAGTTGATCTAGAAGATTATTTGATAAAACCATCTTCTTCTACATTTAAAAGAAGAGAAGAAGTAGTTGCCGAAAGAATTTCTGGTGATCCAAGTAAATTAATTGGACAAACTATTAAAAAATCCACTGACAGTGCAACTCAAGCGTCAGTATCTGAGGTAGAAGTATTCACACGTTCTGGAATTAGTACTTACTACAAACTTGGACTTTTTGTTGGTTTTGATGATAGAGATCTTATTGAAGGAACTTTTAAAGTTCAACCTTCTACAAAAGTTTCAAACCCAGTAAGTGTCGGCGCATCTGTTGTAACAGTAGATTCTACTGTTGGTTTTAATAAAGTCGGTAAAGTTATTTCTGGAAGAAATACAATTGAATACACCGATAAAACTTTAAATCAATTCCTTGGATGTAGTGGTATTGGTACTGCTATTCCAGTTTCAACTGATCTTAGAACAGATGAAGTTTATATTGGATATGAAGATGGTGACTTATCTAAAAAGGTAGAACTTAGAATTGGTGGTGTACTTTCCGAGTTCCAAACCTCTCAAGATATCTTACTGTCTACCGAAGGGCAAGAAATATTTACAAAAAACATTGGTGAAAGGATTAAAAATCCAGAAACTAATAAAACTGATAAGCAAGTATTTGCTAACAGTTGGATCTACAATACAAGTTGTAGATTTGATGTTGAAAGTATCTCTGGTTCTACAGTTCAATTAAAGAGCGAAATTGATAAGTCCAGCTTAAAAGTTGGAGATAGTGTTGATATTCTAAGTGGATCTACGGAGACAGTTCTTCATAGTAATGCTGTAGTTGCAACAGTTGATGTTGTCAGTAAGCAAATCACTCTGAATAATCTTACTGGATTTGTTGCAAGTCCAACAACAATCTATACTATTAGAAGAAAATTAGAGACTGCTTCTAGTAGTGGAACTCCTCTGTTCTACGGTGACAATACTATTGTCAGTGACATTCAAAATGTATACACTGACAACACATATGGATATGTTGCTTCCAACTCCTTACCATCTTATGAAATTACTGAAGATGTTTTAGGTGTAACTTTACCCTCTGCAAGTGGAAGTGCTCTTCAAGGATATAACTCTACAACACAAAAATATACTATCTTATCTTTTGCTAATCCAGTTCCATTCATAACTGGTGATGAAGTATTATATAAAGCGTCTTCAGACACCCTTGTAGGCGTTTCTGAGGGTCTTTACTTCGTTAAAGTACTACCTGCATCCAATCAGATTAAACTGTTTGCTTCTAGGTCTTTAATTGAATCTGATACTTGTTTAGAATTTACTTCTGCTGGATCTGGATCACATAGATTCATTCTCCAAAGTCAGAAGAGTGACGCTATCTATCCGCAGCAATTGTTAAAGAAATTCCCAATTAATAGAAATATTAAGGACGGAAAGGGAACTTCAACCATTCCAGGTTCTACCGGAATGTTGGTAAATGGTACTGAGATTATTAACTACAAGTCTACTGATAAAATTTATTATGGACCCATTGAAGATGTAGTACTTTATAACAAAGGAACAAACTATGATGTAATTAACCCACCAGTAGTTACAATTGGATCTCCTAGTGCAGGCAGTACAACTGCTCTCGTAAGACCAGTAATTAGTGGAAGCGTATCTGAAGTTAAAATTGATCCACAAGATTTTGATCTTGTTGACGTTACATCTGTAACTATTCAAGGTGGTAATGGATCTGGTGCAGTTTTACAACCAGTATTAGAGACAAGATATCGTGAAATTGAGTTTGATGCTCGCTTAACTTCTGGTGGTGGATCTATTGACATTGGATTTGAAACTATTTCATTCAAAAAACCACATAATCTTAGAAATGGAGATGCTATTGTTTACAATAGAAATGGAAACAATGCTATTGGTATAGGAACTTTTGGTGGATCTAATACCCACCAAAACAAAGCATTGGCTAGTGGTTCTGTATATTATGCTGAAATTGTCAATTCCCAATCAATTAAACTCTATGAGACTTTTGAAAATTATGCTAGTGGCATCAACACTGTAGGATTTACCACTACATCTCAGGGTATTCATAAGTTTAGATTATTTGATGGGAAGAAGACTATTAGTTCTATTAAAGTTTTAAATCCTGGTAGTGGGTATCAAAATAGACTTTTAAAGGTAAAATCTGAAAATATTTCCGCTGCTAACAATACAATCAACTTTAATAATCATGGATTCGCTGATGGGGACAAAGTTCAATATAGCACCGATCATACTGCAATAACTGGACTGAGCACTACTGTTCAATATCAAATTTTAAAAGTTGACGATCATTCCTTTAGACTTGCTAATGCTGGAGTTGGTGGTACTAATACTACAAACTATCTCAAGAGAAAGCATGTAGATATTACTGGTGTAGGAACAGGATTCCAAGATTTTGCATATCCATCTGTAAGTATTACAGTAAATGCAGAATTTGATGGTGTAAGTGGAATCATTACTGCAACTCCTTATATCAGGGGTGAAATTGTTGATTTATATCTGTATGAGACTGGAACTGGATATGGATCTACAATTCTCAATTTCCACAAAAAACCAAATATCAATATCAAAAATGGTAAGAATGCAGAACTCAAACCATTAATATCTGAAGGGAAAGTAGTTTCTGTTCAAATTACAAATCCAGGTGTAGAATACTATTCAACTCCAGATCTTGAAGTTGATGGTGAGGGTGTTGGTGCAAAATTAAGAGCAATTGTTAGTGATGGAAAAATTACTAACGTTGTAGTTTTGAATGGTGGAGTTGGATATAGTCAAAATTCCACTTCTGTAGTAGTTACTCCAGCTGGTTTGGTTGTGTCCTTGATGTAAATATTAGATCTCTTAGATGTAATTCTCATCATAGATTTGGTGATGAAGCACTAATTGAGTCCAACGAAAAACTTGGATATGGTTTAGTTGGTTATTCTACTGATATTGGTTCCAATACATTTGGAGACATTGGTGGTACACACTCTCCAATTATTGGATGGGCATATGATGGAAATCCAATATATGGTGCGTATGGGTATAGTGATGCATCTGATATAAACTCTGGAGTAAAAATTCTGAATAGTGGTTATGAATTAAATACCACTAAGATTTCTGACAGGCCCACTGGATTTGTAGGTGGATTCTTTGTTGAAGATTATCAATTCAATGATTCTGGTGATTTAGATGAGCATAATGGTAGATACGCAAAAACTCCAGAATATCCAAATGGTGTTTATGCATACTATGCCACAATCACTAGTGATGGGAAAAATAGTAAGTTCCCCTATTTCTTAGGTGATAAGTACTCTTCTGTTCCAGCAACTCAAGATATTGATCAAGGATTTGATTTAAATTCTTCGGATTTGAGAAGAAATACACTACCTTATGTTGCAGGAGATAAATTTGCAACGAATGACTTTATATCCGAACCAAATGAAATCCTTGTACAGAGAGCAGTAATTGACTCTATTACAAAAGGTTCTGTAGATCAATTAGATATTAACAATCCTGGTTCTGACTATAGAGTTGGTGATGTAGCATCATTTGACAACACCGACACAAATGGTGGAGGTCTCTCTGCATATGTTTCTAGAGTTGCTGGAAAGGAAATAGTTGATGTAACAACAACTGTTGAAACTTATGAAAATGCAGTTTTAGTTTGGGAAAAGAATGGATTAGTATCTGTAAATGTAGACCCTTATCATGGTTATTTTGATAATGATCAAATTGCAATTTCAGGAATTTCTACTTTTGTTTCTGGATTAACTAAATCACATGTTATTGGAGTTTCTTCAGAAAGAACATATCTGTCTATTGAAGCATCTTCTAACTCAACAGTTGGTTTTGTTACTGATATATTTGTAAACAGGATAGTTGAGTCTATTTCTGTAGGAAGCACTCTGGGTATTGGTACAGAAACATTATCTGTTCTGGGTACATATCCAGATAATAAAGTTATAAGGGTGTTGAGAGGTATTGTAGGATCTGCTCATACAGAAAATACCCCAGTATTTGTATCACCTAAAAAATTCACTTTATCTGCAGACGTTCCATATTTTGATTCTTCTGTAAATGATAAAGTATTTTTCAATAGTGTTCAATCTGTTGGTGTTGGTACAACAACTGGAGCATCTTACAATAAAGAATATTTTATTGGAAGCAGACATTATACAATCTCTGTTCCAGTTCAAGGAATTTATTTACCAAATCATCCATTTAAAACTGGTCAAGAAGTAACATTTGAAAGAGTAAGTGGATCTCAAGGGTTCTCAGTCTCTAATGCTGCTAATAGTGCAACTTACAATATTCCACAAAGTGGTAATACAGAAACTTTATTTGTAGTTAAAAAATCTAATGATATCATTGGTCTTTGCACACAAGTTGGTCTTACAACCAACACTGAAGGTCTCTACTTTAGAAATATTGTTTCTAATGCTGACAGTAGAGATTATAGGTATTCATTAACTTCTAATAAAAATCAAGTAACTGCAAAAGCAGAAAAAATTAGAGCAAGAGTTGCTGTTTCCACATCACATGGACTTAATAGTGGTGATAATATTGATTTGAGTGTTAATTCAGATCAATCTGTTGGTATTGGAACATCTGTCTCTGTCTATCTTAAGTACAACTCTGAGCATGATAAGTTACTTGTAAATCCTGTTGGATTTACTTCTTCTTCTGTTGATACGACTAACGATACTATTACAATTGTTGGTCATGGTCTTGAAACTGGCGATAAAGTATTTTATGATGCATCAGATTTAGTTGTATCTGGTTTATCTACTGGACCTTACTACGTTTACAAAATTGATAGTAATACCATTAACTTGGCAAATACTAGATATGATGCAATTTCATTGCCTCCTAATATTGTAAGTTTTGCTTCTACTGGCGGATCTGGTCAAGAACTTTCTAAAATTAATCCAAGACTCAATGTTGTCAGAGACAATAACTTGGTGTTCAACACCAATGATTCATCACTTAGTGGATACAACTTTAAACTTTATTATGATAAAGAATTTAAGAATGAACTAGTTTCTATTGGATCCTCTATCAATTTCAACTCTGTTGGTTTAGGAACAGTTGGTATCGCAAATACAATCACTCCATCAACATTTACTCTCAATTATCAGAAAAATCTCCCATCAAAAGTTTACTATCAATTAGATAGAGCAGGTTAC